ACAAAACTGGAACAAACAAAACAATCCACCACTACCACAAGAAGAAATAGATGGCGTTGTAGAAAGCGTTAAAAATACTCATGACAGAAAAAATCAGATAGCACCATTATTTATACAAGCATCTGAAACAATACAAAAACCTAAAAATTTATTTAACCCACCAGGCTTACTCAAGGATATGTTCAAGTTTTGTGAACAAATTGCACAAGTGCCACAACCAGAGCTATCGCTTATTGGTGCTCTTGCATTAGCCAGTGTTACTTGTGGGCGTATTTATAGAACCGACATGAATAACTTTTCATCTATGTACTTCATGGGTATAGCAAAATCTGGACAAGGTAAAGAAAACATCAAAACATTTGTGGAGTCTGTGCTCAATGCTAGTGACCATGAGAAGCTTGTAGTAGGCGATGGCTATACATCAAGTGGTGCTGTTCACTCTGTTCTTAAAATGCGACCAACACAAATAACCATCATGGACGAATTTGGTAAGCGTTTAGAGGCTATAGGATCATCACAAAACACTAACAGAGAAGATGGTATACAAACTCTCATGGAAGCATGGGGTAGGTGTCATGGAACCCTAAGACCAGATAATTACTCACTCATGAATGTCCAAGAACAATATAAAGAAATGATGATGAACCGTGTTACTCATAAGCCAGCTATAACCCTTGTAGGATTATCAGTACCAAAAAACTTTTACAAAGCTTTAAATAGTGGTCGTATAGCAGATGGTTTTTTGAATAGATTTGTAGTAGTTGAATCAAAAGAACCAAGAAGAGTAGGTGAGCTTAGAAGATTTAAAGAACCACCTACATCAATAGTGAATTGGGTAAACTATATTAGAAGACAAAGGGGCAACATGGATGATGTTGCACGTGATAATGCAGAGATAGATCTTGGTCAAGTTGTACTTACCTTTGATAGACAATCACAAGAAATACTACAAGACTTTGCACGAGAAATAGTAAAACGACAAGATATACTGGAAAAAGACAACCT